CGCATTGGCAATTAGTAACACCTAAGCGGTTATTGTGCATTAGGTGGCGGTTATACTGTTGGATATAACCTAGGTTATGAGTAAGCATATTAGTCATTAGGCGATTACCTCAATTTCCTCAATGTAGTGATGATTAGGGCTAAGGTAGTGCTTATTGTTGATAGCCCACTCTGCACCCTCTCTAGTGGTGTGATATTCGTATGGCTGTTCATACTGTTCGGTGATCGCATAGATAATCATTATTTGATCTCCATTTCTAGGATAGTCCACCCGTTGCGGGTGTCTATGTCTAACCATTGGTTAGCCTGTTGTTCGGTATCAAAAGGGATAGTGAGAGTAGTAGTCTCTCGGTTGCCATAGCGACCTATGCGCTGAGCCTTATATTTTAGTGATATCATTTGATATCCTTTCTTAGTGAGAGTTTCTCACTTTCTTTATATCTTTATCATATATCGGGGGTCTGACATTTATCAACTCGCAAAAAGAATAAATCGGACATTTTAAAATAAATCTTTGTGATGCTCATCACATTTAGGCTCATTATGGGCGGACTATCGGACAAATCGGACACGCTAAAATGTGTGTATCATACAAGAAAAATATATATTAACATTTTTAGAAATCTTGAAAAGCAGTTGACTGTAATGTATAATGCAAGTATGCGAATAGTAAAATGTGAAAAATGCGGGACAGAATTACAAGTCAGATCTAGCTTTGCACATATAACTTTATCAAATCATAAAAAAATTTGTGAAAAGTCTTGACCAAAGAAAATCTCTAATGTTATACTTCCATAGGGGGGTCGGGGGGTCAGTAAATCAATATTTAATAATATTAAATATATTATATATATAGATATATTAATCAATTAAGATATTTAAGGAATATTATGAATAAAGGACAAAAATTTTTAACTGTGCTAGGTATTATCCTTGTCGCATATTATTCACTATTAGCCATTATCTGAAATATTGTATAATAAAGATATGGAAAAATTAATCCAAGAATTTAAAGATGTGATGGCAGATCCTAACATCAATCATAAAATTTTTAAGAAAGCTTTGGTGCAAACACCAAGTTGGCAGAATTTTATGGACTATGTTGAATTTTCCAGAACGGCGGGAAACTATAGATCTGACTATGAAGGATTTTACATCCTACACGTAGATCAATTTCACGATATATCACATTTTAATGGTGCAGCAGACTTTCTTAAAGTTATGGGTGCAGTATATGGAAACAAAGCATCACAGGGACAATTTACTTTTGTAATTTCTGAAAATTACAGAGCACTTGCTGAAAAAAGCGGAATTGTAAGACATACTGATACTACTGATACAATTCACTGGACAACAGTAGGAGCTACTATTTGGACGTTATATCAGGATGATCAGCCATATGAATATTTGGTGGAACCTGGGGATATAGTTTACATCAAATATGGAACAGAGCATGGAGTAGAATCTTTAACACCTAGAGCAGGAATTGTTTTTTCAGGTGGAGAATATCATCCTAATAAGGATTGATATAATTGTAGTCGACTAGGATATATATGAAGAGTTTAAGATTAATTGCAATATTTTTAGTAGCAGCAGTAGGAACTGGATATGCACTAAATGAAATTTTAAAAAAAGCGGGGATACAAGATATTTTCGATATTGATCTAAATGAAGAAATAGATAATGAACCAAAACCAAATTAAGTATCTAGATCCAGAGATATTCTATGTAGAAGATATCCTTGAACCAGATGAACTTCTTGCACTACAAGACTTTTGCAAGAATTCTGGAGAATGGGTCTCAGTTCTAGGTTTAGAGTCGGAATCCCTTTGGAACAATAATACTAAACACGTATCTGAAGAAAAAGCTTCTTGGGCTTTACATAAAGTGAATCTAGCTATGGCTGAATTAGTGAATTCGGATATTGCTGTTCACCACCCCCATTATAATGTTAATAGATATACTTCTAAGTCTAACCCTAAGGTAGAAGGATCTACTTGGTGGGATGATGAGGAATGGTCTTTAAATCCACACTGGGATAATGCTTACGGAACTCTACCTGAAGGATCAGAAATGCTCTACGGAGTTATCTTTTATATTAATGATGAATACACAGGTGGAGAAGTATCATATACTGAGAAAAACATGACATTTAAACCTAAACCTAATACTATATTAGTTCACAGCGGAAAAGAAGAATATATTCACGGAGTTAAAAAAGTAACTTCTGGAGAAAGATATACTCTGGCTACATTCGCATTTAATCGTAGTAGTATACATATATGAATCCGTCTATCGTCCACGAATTAGTCAAAAGATTTAAGGATGCTAGATATAGAGAATGTAATTATTATATGGCTGATACTTTACTGGCTACCGCCGCCCTAGAATGGGCCGTAGAACGGCTACAAGGGCGTTTAGCCGAATGTTTAAACACTTCTCAAGGGTACTGTGACATCTGGTACCTAGAAAGCCATTCTAACTGTAAGTTGTTAATGGATCTACTGTACGAATTTACAGAGGATGAGAAATATCACAAAGCATGGGGCAAGAGAACAATTCAATAATTGGTTCTTCTACCGACGGCGCACTTTTTTCGCACTATACTGGCTAAATTAAGTATTTTTAATTAAGAATGTAGGATAAGAGTATCTTACGCCCTCAATTACTTTTTTTACCCCATGGTTAATCATTGCGTGATGAATAAGCAGATCCCCAGCCTCTGGTTTATATTCTAAATTTAAATCGGGATAGTAAATTTCTCCCCCGTTAAAACAATCATTTAAATAAAGCACAACGCCATATTCTGTTATAGCACAAGTTTCAAAATGATCATTTGCAGTTGGCTGATCATCTCCGCAGGTATCCGTATGAACATGCATTTCATCACCAGGAAACATTCTCATAAAAGAAAGAGATTGTGTAGCGGTATGGGTATCTTTTACCAGTTCTTGTATTTTTAAAAGAAGACCCTGTGCTTCTTCTACGGGAGATGTTGTTTTATTGTTATACCATTCGATTGGATTTATAGTATCATTCCAGATGTCATTAGGGTAATTTAAACAAGCATTATGTAGATCTTTAGCCTCTTCTTTGCTTACAAAGTTTTTATACAAAAATATTTCATCAGCAATCTTTATTATTCCTGGTAACCCTTTAAACATTTTTGCGTCTCCACACCTTTTTAATTAATTTTAAGATTTTTTTCTCAATAGACTTTTCTAATTCCGTGCCGACAGACTCTTCCTCGTAATGTTTTGTTTGAAAATAAGGATTGCTCATTTGTTGGGAAAAATGATCTCTTGTCATATCTTTATTATAGCAAAAAACCCAACCAGAGGCGGATCCGATTGGGTTCTGCTGCTCGTGAGAGCTAATACAAGGAGCAATTACTTACTCAACCTGTACAATAATAGTATAAAACGATTATTATACAAAGTCAAGACTAGTTAGGAGCAATTACGCCTTTTAATACTAATGTGGCATAAAGGCTTGCACACATTTGTCTATATTGATCTTGTACTGCAAGTAATTGTTTTTCAAGTTCTACCAGGTCCTGCTTTTGATGTACCGCTCCCTGACGCTGCATGATATTAATTGCTTCTACCATAATTTCAACCGCTTGTTCTTTAGTTACCATTTTGTTCTCCTGTTTCATCTACTGTATACGATGGGCTTGGGCCCAGTAAATAACCTTTGTCATGATATTCTACCATTTTAGATATTTCATCGCCACCAACTAATTTATTTCCTATTACCGTCAATAGGTCATAAATTCTGTGTAGCATTATGTAGTTAACCATAGGAAGATTATCCTCTAGGTTGCTGCTATTTGGCTCGTCAGCCATTTTCCACCTCATTTACTTGATTCATTATTTTATTGTAAAGGTCTATACCTACAATTTTTTTAAATGAGCATGAAATACAGTATAAAAATATATTATCATTCTCATTTAAGTTAGGAAGAAGAAGACCCTGATCTATTGGACACTCCAATTTAGATACAAGGCCTTCTTCTGATAAAGATATATATTTAGATACGTATTGTATCCTCATTATTCCTCTTATACTTTTTTAAGTGGGAAGTGGGCTAGCCACTCCTTAGCTTTAGGGGTGAGTCCCTTCCAGCTTGACCAATCTTTACCGCCATTGGTCATGTAATACGTTATCTCTGCGTTTATTACTGGATCAAATAATAGTATATTTGATTTCAGGTCAAATTTTTCTTTACGATCTACGCCGAGGTTACCCAACATATTGATCTGAAAAATTCCATAGGAACTGTCTCCAGTTTTCCAGTTACCATTATAAGCTAATGGTCGTCCATTGGACTCCCGCTTTGCAATGGCCCAAGCCGTTTTAAGGGCTTCTCCTTCAAAACCTACCGTTGCCAGTAGTTCTTTCAGCTCAATGTCTGAAAGCATTTCTGAAGGCTTATAAACAGTATTGCTGTACTTTTCTAAGGTTTCTTTCTTAAGTTGTACTTCTGTCTTTGGTTGTACTGTTAAAGCTTGAGCTTGTGGTACTGCTGGGTTTGCTGAAAATAGAAATAATGTTATCATTACTATTGCAGTCCAGTGATGTACAACATCGCTTAAACCTTGCTTTATATTCTCCATTGGCATTTCCTCCTTTAGAGATAACGAACTATAATACTAGCATTGATAGATAAACTCTGTCAAGCCAGTCAACCAGAAAGAATATATGAAAATATCGTTTTTTACGCCTACTATTAATTTAAAGACATCTAATGGGTATGGTTATGCTGGATTAAACATAGTTGAATCTTTAAAATCATTAGGACATCAAGTTCCATACGCAGATCCAAAATCTCCAATTCAATTAAATTTTGCCCAACCAGAACATTTCAAAATGCATAGAGGCCAGTATCAAATTGGATACACTCCTTGGGAATCAACTGTAATTCCTGTAAGATGGAAAGAGATGATAGATGCTACTGATGAAATGTGGACAACTTCAGATTGGTGTGCACAAGTATTTGAAGATAACGGATATAAAAATGTAAAAGTTTTTCCACACGGGATACAAGAAATCTGGAAACCTAAAAAAAGATTAGAATCAGAAGTAATAAAATTTTTACACGTTGGAGAACCCGCACCAAGAAAAGCAGGACAAATGGTAGTAGATGCTTTTGTAAAACTTTATGGAAATGATCCACGCTACTCTTTGACTATAAAAGCTTATCATAATAATACTACTAGAGTATATAATAATGAAATAGATAAGAATATTATTGGGCTTCCTCAAAACATATATAATAATATTAAAATAATTACAGAAGAAATGTCAGACGATGAATTAGTTAGGCTTTATCATAACCACGATGTTTTAGTTTATCCCAGCTATGGAGAAGGCTTTGGATTTATACCTTTGCAAGCACTTGCTACTGGAATGCCAACAATTTGTACAAGTGGCTGGGCTCATTATGAAAACTACTTAGGGCCTCTTAAAATTAAATCAAAGTTAATAGACTCACCTTGGCAATTCCCACACGAAGGCAAAGTTTTTGAACCAAACTATGAATCTTTGCTAGAGAGTATGAAAGATGTAGTTCATAATTTTAAAGCATACTCTGGTTATTATTATTCACAGTCAACTAAAATACACGAAGAATATAATTGGTTACAGTTGACCAATAAATCTTTTGATCATATATTTAAAAAATTTTCTTAGGCCTAGACCGTTTAAAAGAAGTTTGGTACACTTAGGACTTATTCAAAAATTAATCAATCCGTAAGGCGGAAGAAAAGGTAACACTAAAAAATGTCCAAAACTATTGAAAACCCATATGAAAACTTTATTGCATTGTCTAGATATGCAAGATGGATTCCTGAAGAAAACCGTCGTGAAAAATGGGGAGAAACAGTAGACAGATATTTTGATTTTATGCTAGATCATCTTTTTAAAGAATATTCTTACGAACCAGAATCTAAATTAATTGAAGAATTAAAGTCTGCAGTGTTTAATAGAAACGTTATGCCATCAATGCGATCAGTAATGACTGCAGGTGCTGCATTAGATCGTGATCATGTTGCTGGATACAATTGTTCGTTTGTTCCAGTAGATAATCCAAGATCATTTGATGAGACTATGTATATTCTTATGTGTGGAACAGGAGTAGGTTTTTCTGTTGAGTATAAGTATGTTAATAAGCTTCCTGCCGTCCCAGAATCATTTGAAAAATCAACTACAGTTATTTCTGTAGAAGATTCTAAACAAGGTTGGGCGAAAGCATACCGTGAGTTGCTTGCGCTATTGTGGTCTGGCCAAATTCCAGCAATTGATGTGTCTAAAGTACGTCCCGCAGGCGCAAGACTTAAAACAATGGGTGGCAGATCATCTGGTCCACAGCCATTAGTAAACTTGTTTGACTTTACAATTGCTAAATTTAAAAATGCAGCTGGAAGAAATCTAAAGCCTATTGAAGCACATGACCTTATGTGCAAAATTGGAGAAGTAGTAGTTGTTGGCGGAGTTCGCAGATCAGCAATGATATCTCTTTCTAATATTAATGACATTGAAATGGCTGCAGCAAAATCAGGCAATTGGTGGGAAAAAAACACTCAACGTTCACTTTCAAATAACTCTGTTGCTTATTCTCGCAAACCAGAGATGGAACAATTTATAGCAGAATGGAAAAATCTTTATGACTCAAAGTCGGGAGAACGAGGTATATATAACGTGGCCGCAGCTCAAGCCCAAGCAGCCAAGTTTGGAAGAAGAGATCCAGATATTCACTACGGAACTAACCCGTGTTCAGAAATTATCTTACGTCCTTACCAGTTTTGCAATCTTTCAGAAGTCGTATTACGTGAAAATGATACAAAGAAAGATATTGAACGCAAGGTTGAACTTGCAACTATTCTTGGAACGTGGCAATCTACGCTTACTGATTTTAAATATCTTCGCAAGATCTGGAAAGACAACACGGAAGAAGAACGCTTACTAGGAGTATCTTTAACTGGACAATTTGGACATAAATTTATGTCTGGTAAAGAAGATCTTATTTCTTTAGAAGCATTTTTAATGACCCTTAGAGAGTCAGCAAGAGAAAAGAATAAAGATGAGGCTGGGAAAATTGGGATTCCAGAGTCTGCTGCCATTACTTGTGTAAAGCCATCAGGAACAGTATCTCAATTGGTCGGGGTATCTTCAGGAATGCATGCTTGGCATTCTCCATATTATATTCGTACAGTACGTGGCTCAAAGGGCGATCCAATCTCTACATTCTTAAAGGAAGTTGGAATTCCTGTAGAAGATGATGTTATGAAGCCAAACGATACATACGTGTTCTCATTTCCAGTAAAAGCACCAGAGGGTGCAATAGTTAGAAATGATTTAACAGCTATTGAACACTTAAATATTTGGTTAGTTTACCAACGTGCTTGGTGTGAGCATAAGCCATCAATTACAGTTTCTGTGAAAGAAGATGAATGGATGGAAGTAGGGGCCTGGGTATACAAACATTTTGATGAAGTATCTGGTATTTCATTCCTTCCTCATTCAGATCATTCATATAAGCAAGCTCCATACCAAGAAGTTTCAAAAGAAGAATACGATGCTTTAGTTGCACAAATGCCTAAGGATATTCGTTGGGAAGATTTGTCTTTTTATGAAACAGAGGACGGAACTTCAACAAACGCCACTCTCGCATGTAGTTCTGACGGAAACTGCGAACTTGTAGATATTTCTGCATAGTGGTAGAATAGCATTTGGGGAAACCCAAATTTTTGAGCAAATAGCTCATTAGGAGATGATATCATGGCCACAAAGAAATTTGACAAGGCTGATTTAAATAAAGACGGGAAAATAACTATGCAAGAACAAATTCTAAGTGCATTAGGAACATACGGAAGAGCATTTTTAGCAGCTGCTATGGCTCTCTATATGACTGGCAACACAAATCCAAAGGATCTTTTAGCCGCTGGAGTTGCAGCAGTTGCACCAGTAATTTTGAAGGCGTTAAATCCAAACGATAAGTCATTTGGATTTCAAAACAAGTAACATTTAAAGTAAATTAGGATTGCTCCTGTGGTAAAATAACCATAGGAGTTTTCCTATTTAGGAGTACTAGCAAATGGCAGGTCAGAATTTAGATTCAAAAAATTTTGAGGTAGAACAAAACACTACCTTTACTTTTCAGATTCAATATGTTGCAGACGATGAGGTTACACCAATCAGTTTAGTTGGTGCTACCGCAAAAATGCAGGTCCGTGATACACAGGGCGGAACCAAACTTGCTTGTACTCTAACTTCGCCAACAGGCGGAATAACTATAAATGGTGCCACAGGCACTTTAACTATAAAGATGACTCCTACTCAAACAAATAAACTGTTTTATCCGAAATCAGCTTATGATGTTATGATTGTAGATTCCAATGGAAACAAAATCAAACTTCTTAAGGGATTTATGACATTGAGTAGATCGGTCACTATATAATGGTTGATAAAGTAATAGTAAAAGAAACAATAAACAATGTAAAAGTTGCAACTCCTGGTCCACAAGGACCAAGAGGTAAAACCATACTTAATGGTAATGGAGTCCCTGCAGAAAATTTAGGACTAGAGGGCGATTTTTATTATGACAAAACTTCTACTAGATTTTATGGCCCAAAGCTATCCGATACCACTTGGGCAAATGCAGAAAGTTATATTTTAAGCACAAAAACACTTAGTTACTCATTTTCAATTGGTCAAGTTGTAAATATGGGAACCTACCATCAGGTAGAAATAACACACAACCTTGGCTATAATCCCAATGTTACCGTCAAATCTAGTGCTGGAGATGTATTAGAGACGGGTATAGATTATAATAGTATTAATAAAATAACACTCATAATGGCTCAACCATTTGGTGGGACAGCGCACCTGTCTTAAAGGAGAATAGAAAATGGCAAGAACGTTTTTAACTGATATCAATCTAAATAAGAATGAGCTTCACAACGCTAGAATTCAAGGGCTTGCTACTGCGCCACTGAACCCAGTAACAGGACAAATTTATTATAATACAACCGAAAACACGATGTATTATTACAATGGACTATCTTCACCAAATGGTCCATGGATGCCAATGGCTGGATCAACAGAGGTTACTCAAGATGTAATTGGTGCATCCGTTACTGGCGGAGTTGCGCTTACTGCAACCTATAATGATACTACTGGAATACTTACTTTAGATTTAGATAATACTGCAGTAACAGCAGGCTCTTATGGTTCAACAACAGCAATTCCTACATTTACAGTAGATGCTCAAGGTCGTTTGACTGCAGCAGGAACAGTAAGCGTAGCAACTAACCTTTCAATTGCTGCAGAATCTGGAACAGCAGACACAGTAAATCTTTTAACAGATACATTGACATTTGCCGCAGGCGAAGGAATCAATACAACTGTAACAGATAACACAATTACAATTGCTGGAGAAGATGCTTCTACTAGCAACAAGGGTGTTGCCTCATTTAATTCAGATGATTTTAATACAACAGATGGACACGTAGAACTAGAAGATACTGTTGTTAAAACAGTTACAACTGACTCTGGAGCATTAACTCCATCAGGACACGGCTTATCAATTCTTGGCGGAGAAGGAGTTGATGTAACACACGCTGGAACATCAATAACAGTAGCTGGAGAAGACGCAAGCACAACTAATAAAGGTGTTGCTTCTTTCGCAGATGCAGACTTCACAGTAACATCTGGTGCGGTAACAATTAAAAATGTTAACCTTGCCACACAGACAACTGGAAACTATATTGCAACTATTGCTGGAACAGCAAATGAGGTTGAAGTTTCAGGATCTGGTTCAGAAAATTCAGCAGTAACAATTGGTCTTCCAAATGACGTAACAATTACTAACAACCTTACAGTTGGCGGTAACTTAAACGTAACTGGAACAATTAACTCAGTAAATACCGAAACAGTAAATATTGTTGATAATAAGATTAATCTTAATACTGACTTTACAGGAGCCCCAACAGTTGATGCTGGTATTCGTGTAGAACGCGGAACATCTGCAGATGTAGAAGTGCTTTGGAATGAAGCATCAGATAAGTGGACACTTACAAATGATGGTACAAATTATCATTCAATTGCTAGAAAATTTGCTGCAGATATAACAACAACAGCCGAAGCCCCATTTACATTTATAGCTACACATAACTTGGGAACAAGAGATGTAACAGCACAGGTATTTGCTACAGCCTCTCCATATAATCAAGTTGAAGTAGATGTTGATTTAACTTCTACTTCACAAGTAACACTAACATTTGCCGCAGCCCCAACAGCTGGTGCATACAGAGTGGTTATTGTAGGATAATAAATGGCAAAACAATTCCTAACACCAACGGGGCTACTTTCACTAAATACTGACCCCGTTGGAACGTTAGGTGCAATATATTATAATATTGTAGAAGATGCTATAAAAGTTTATAACGGTACTACATGGAATGCAGTTGGAAGCAGCGCATCGCAAGTTGAGGGTGGATTAGCTTCTTCAGATTATATGGATTTCTATGATGGAGGTAATGCAAGTGGCAGTTAGAATTCAACTTCGTAGAGATACGGCAGCAAATTGGTCCTCAGTAAACCCTATTCTTGGTAATGGAGAAATGGGAGTTGAGACAGATACCTTAAAAGTTAAAATAGGTAATGGCTCTGCTACATGGTCAGCAAGACCGTATATTAACGTACTTCCATCAGAACTAGCAGAACTTGCACAAGATTCTGTTAACTCAGCAATTGTTGCTGGCGTTGGTTTAGATAAAGTTTATGATGATACAGCAAATACAATAACATTAGACATAGATTCTACAGTTGCTACTTTAACAGGATCACAGACTCTTACCAATAAAACTTTAACATCACCAGCTATAAATACTCCAACTGGTATTACAAAGTCTGATGTAGGCCTTGCTAACGTTGATAACACAACAGATGCAAACAAACCAGTTTCAGTAGCAACTCAAACTGCCCTTGATCTTAAACTTGCCTCTGCTACGGCAGCAACAACTTATGCTCCACTTGCATCACCAACATTTACTGGAACTGTTAGCGGTATTACAAAATCTATGGTTGGTCTTGGTAACGTAGATAACGTAGAAGATATTAATAAACCAATTTCAACAGCAACGCAAACAGCACTTGACCTTAAATCTAATTTGGCTTCCCCAACTTTTACTGGAACAGTAACTCTTCCAGCAGGAACAGTAACTTCTGGAATGATTTTAGATGGAACAATTTTAAATATTGACATTAATAGCTCAGCAGCAATTTCATTATCTAAATTAGAAACAAACCCATTAGATCGTGTTAATCACACAGGCCAACAAATAGCTCAAACAATTTCAGACTTTAATGAAGCGGCACAAGATGCAGTAGGAAATGTTGTAGGAAGTGGTCTTACTTATTCAGATACATCAGGTGCAATTTCAGTAGACCTAACAACAATTCAGTCCCGTATTTTAAATGTAACAGATACAGAGATAGGATATCTTGATGGTGTTACTAGTTCTATTCAAACACAGATAAATGACAAATTATCTTCAACAACAGCCTCTACAACATATGCACCAATTGCTTCTCCTACCTTTACTGGCGCAGTAACAATTCCATCAGGTGCAAGTATTTCAGGATTTGCAACACTTGCAAGCCCAGATTTAACTGGAGTACCAACAGCGCCAACAGCAATTTCTTCAACAAATACAACACAGATTGCAACCACTGCATATGTTAAGTCTGTAGTATCAGATCTAACAAATGGCGCAAGCGCAGCATATGACACACTAAAAGAATTACAAGATTTAATGGTTGCAGATGATACAGCAACTACTGCTTTAACTACGTTAGTAGGAACTAAAGCTCCTATTGCATCACCAACATTTACTGGAACAGTAACAATTCCATCAGGTGCATTAATATCATCTCCAACAATATCAGGAACAGGAACAATAGCAGGAACATTTACTGGTAATCTAACTGGTGACGTAACAGGTAATGTAACTGGTTCATCTGGTTCTACTACTGGCAACGCAGCAACGGTAACAAATGGTGTTTATACAACAGGATCATATTCAAATCCAACATGGCTATCTTTAGATAGCAGCAAAGTAGGATTAGGCAATGTAGAAAATACAGCCATATCCACATTCCCTGGATCTACAGCAATAGTTTCATTAGGAAATGTTACTGCTGGTACCTGGAACGCCGATTACATTTTGCCAGCAAAAGGCGGAACTGGATTGCAATCATATGCAACTGGTGACATAATTTACGCTTCTGCTACAAATACTCTTTCTAAGCTTTCAGCTGCAGATAACGGACAAATATTAACATTAGCATCTGGTGTTCCAACTTGGGCTGCCGCTCCAATTACACTTCCTGCTCAAACATCTAATTCAGGAAAATTTTTAACAACAGATGGAAACACTGCTAGCTGGGCTGTTATTCCTGCATCTTATACTGCACCAACAATAGGCGGAGTTTCAATAACATCTGGTGGTACATTTTCATCATTTAGCAATCTTACTCTTACTGGTGATATTACTGTTCCAGAACCAACAACAAATTCTCAAGCGGCAACAAAATTATATACAGATACAAAATCAGCTGCGGAAGCAACTGCAAAAGCAGCAACAGAAAGAATATATACAAATGAGCGTTTAGAAATAGTGCCCTTAGATGACGTAAGCACTGATTTTAATGGCTCAAATACCAGATTTATTCCAAAGGTGGGGGGAACACAAATAACAATTTCAAATCCCCTTAGACTTTTGGTTAACATTAATGGTATAATTCAAATGTTGGGTAATCAAGATAACCATTGGTTGTCGCCAATTGTGCCAGATGGATTTTATATAGACTCACAAGGATATATGCAATTCGGAGAACCAGTTCCAACAGGTTCTACATTTGATGCAAGGCTTATGTCAGGCAAGACAAGCAATACTTTAGAAAAATCAAGATATCCGTTCAGAGCAACAGATATATTACTAGGAGCGTAACGCAAATGGCAAGAAAAATTTTATTAGAAACAGCATATACATTTACACCCTCATCAAATACGGTTGTAATTCCAAAGACAATTTTGAGAGAAAGATTGTTGCTTATTACAAATGTAACATCCAATCAAGTTATTTATAACTTCTCAGACCCAAGCTTAAAGGCAACATCATACATCACAAATACAGATGCAAGCTTAAACGAGTCTACCACAATTGTATTAAGTTACAATACAGCAGCAATGCTTTCAACAGACAAGCTTTCATTTACAATTGATGAATATGCTGAAAAATTTGAGCCAGCAGAATCACTGCTAGACGCAACTAATAAATTAAGAGTAACAACGCCACAGTCTCTTATCGATACCGATTTTGAATACGGTACACAGATTTCAAAGTGGGAAAACCTTGGTCTTTATAACAATAGACCATTTTCTTATACAAGCCCAACACAAATTGCAAATATTTCAGGAATTGCAATGGCTAATGGATCTAAGACAGTCACAGTAACACTTGCATCAGGTACATCTCCAGCAAATAATACTCCAATTGTTGTTCAAGACACATATCTGCAGGCAGCAAATGGTAACTTTATTGTAGAGTCTGGTGGCGGAGGATCTTCCTTTACATATACAGCATCAGCAATAAATACAACTCAAATCACAGCAATCTTTGATGCAAACAAAACAATAGTTTCTACAGGAGCATTATTTACTGGTGCACAAATTGGCGGAACTCCAACAATGACATATTCTGGAAGAAAAATTACTGTAACAACAACAATTCCTCACGGATTAGCTTTAGGAAATGAAATTGTGGTTACTGGTACTAACGCATCAACAAATACACCAAATGGTAATATGGAAGTTGCACAAATTCATAGCTCTACATCATTTTCATATTATGCTGAGGCAATTCCAACAGGAACAATTACTACAGGTCAAATTTATGTAAGACCACAAGCAGCATTTATGCATAGACCAGCAGACGGTGGAGTTATTTTTGGAACTAATTCTGGATCAAATTATGCTTCAGCAATTAGACAGACAAGACGTTATTTCCGCTACCAGTCAGGTAAAGGACTTCAGTTTTCATCTGGAACAATTTTAAAACCATACGCAGGAATTGATTCCCTTACTTGGGACGGATCTGTTGTTACGGTTCAAACAAAAGAAAAGCATAACATACAGCCAGGAACAGTTGTTAAAATTGGTGGATGCGATCAGTATCAGTTTAATGGTACTTATACTATTACAAGTATAATTGGTTTTGATAAATTTCAGTATACACCAACTTCTACACCAGCAACATCTATTGCTACTGGGCCATTCTATGCATCAGTAGAAAGCTGGACAGGATGCCAAAACAGGCTTGGCGGATTTGATAGCCAAAATGGTTTATTCTTTGAATACGATGGAAACCAACTATATGCTGTTAAAAGATCTTCTACTTTCCAGCTTTCTGGAAAAATCAGTGTAACAAATGGAACAGGACTTGTTACACAAACATCTGGAACATTTCCAACATATTTTGCAAAGCAACTTGCCCCAGGAGATTTTATTGTAATTAGAGGACAGTCTTATAAGGTTCAAGATATTGCATCTAACACTTCTATGACAATTACTCCTGCATATCGTGGTACTACTACAGATTATGCAATAGTCTCAAAAACTCAGGAAGTTCGTATTTCTCAATCACAATTTAATATTGATAAACTAGACGGAACAGGACCATCACAATATAACCTAGACTTAGGTAAAATGCAGATGTTCTATATTGACTATACATGGTATGGCGCAGGTTTCGTAAGATGGGGTGTAAGAGGACCAAAGGGTAATGTTGTTTATGTACACAAAATGCCTAACAACAATGCTAATACAGAGGCATATATGCGTTCTGGAAACCTTCCAGGAAGATATGAATCTACAACAACACCTCCATATACATTTACAAAAGTAGACGTATTAACTACAGACTCAGCACTTTCAGTTGCAGATACAACAAGATTTCCAGACGCTGGAACACTTGTAATTAGAAACGCATCAACTTATGAGTATGTAAATTACACTGGTAAAACACAATCAACAGGTATTTATACAACTACAGCTACAGGCACAAGCGGTGTGGGTACAATTGTTGTTGCATCAAATTCAGGATTAGTTGTTGGAATGGCCGCATCTGGTACAGGTATTGGTTATGGATCAACAATTACAAATGTTAATGGCACAGTTATTACTTTATCAGTTGCAAACACTTCTGCAGTTAGCGGAAACGTTACATTCAGCGGAGGAGCAACATCTGGCACATTTACTGGTCTAACAAGAGGAAAATCTGGAGAAGCAAGTGCATCTATTACAATTGCAGTAGGTTCTAACAGCGCTGCTGGAGTTACAGTAACAAACCTACAAGTAGGTATGAGAGTAATTTCTACAGCTTTCCCTGAAGGAACATATGTTTCTAAAATTAATGGTACAGATGTAACTTTCTCACAAGCAGCACTTTCTGCAAATCCAACTGGAGTGATATTTGTTCCAATGGGCGCAACATCAGCTCAATTGTTTACATATTCTGAGACAGCACCAACATGTGTTGAATTAGCATTCCCAACATTTGCAGCATCAATTTCACACTGGGGAACATCAGTTATTATGGATGGCCGCTTTGATGACGATAAGTCTCTCGTCTTTACATATGGACAGAGAACTGCAACATCTCTTACCGCAGGACAAACAAAAGCTCTTATGGCAATTCGTGTAGCTCCTTCAGTAGATAACGGTATTGCTGCAGCATTTGGTGCACGTGAAATTGTAAACAGAATGCAGCTTACATTAAGAGCACTTGATGTAACAACAACTACAGCAAACGCTAACCTTTTAGTAACAGCAATTCTAAATGGTACAATAAGCTCAGGAACAACTTGGACAAATGCAGTTGGAAATGCTGCTAGTGCAGTTAACTCTTCATTAGCACAAATTGCGGACTTTGCTGGTGGAACTACAACGGTATCTGGTGGTGAAACCACTGCAGGATTCTTCGTAGGAACTGGTGCAAACTCAGTAGATCTAGGTCAAGTTCGTGATCTTGGAAATGCAATTCTAGGTGGTGGCGGATCTGCTGCCAATACAAATGTCTATCCAGATGGACCAGACGTACTTACAGTTCAGGTAACAAATCTTGGTTCCAGCACAGTATCAGTATTCTCAAGATTATCTTGGACAGAAGCTCAGGCATAAGGAGAACACAAATTGTCTATCAATAAAGCTAAAGTCAATTACGACGATGCTATTGAAGTCAAGTCTCTAGTCTCTTCTGATTCAGCGGGATTTAATGGTGTGACCTCTTTGGCTGGAAACACAAGGCTGCTAGGTAACCTAGACCTTTCAAAAGGTGTAGTATATTTTGCAGATGGAATCCAGTCAAAGCAGGGAACTCCTTCATTAACTGAAATTAAAGTTAAATATTTTAATTACATCCTTTCGTCTTTAGACGATAGAGATAGTATAATTGAAATGAATAATGTCGCTGCAAATACTTTAACTGTTCCTTTGGATAGCGTAACAAACTTTCCTGTTGGAACTACTATAGATATAATTCAAGCAAATTCTGGTCAAACTACAGTTGTAGCATCATCAGGTGTTACAATTAATGCAACACCAGGAAAGCAATTAAGACAAAAATGGTCTGTTGCAACATTATTAAAAAGAGCGCCAAATACTTGGTTGCTTTTTGGCGATTTAACGGCATAGGAGAAAAAATGGGTAAAAGAAGCGGAAAGAAGTCTGGTCAATTAGCTGGAGATTTTGACACACCAGCTAGTCCAAATAAACCTACTGCAGTAGATGTCGGAGTAGACCGACCATACAATAATGGATCACACACTATTTCTTTTACTTATCCATCAGGGCAAGCAGCCGTAACTTCATATACTGTTGTTTCAACGCCTGGAAATTATACTGAAGTTGGAACATCTAGCCCAATAACGGTTATAGGATTGCAATCAGGCGTATCCTATACTTGGACAGTAACTGCAATTAATGCAAATGGAACATCAAATCCATCTGTTGCTTCCGACCCAGTTATTGCTACAACAGTTCCTCAGGCCCCTATAAGCGCAACCGCAGTATCTACAACAACTGGTCCAGGTCATAGCACGGCAGGTGACCAAACTACTACCCCAGGACAACGCGGGCAGGATACTGTTTCTTGGACAGCTCCAGCAACTGGAGGAAAACCAATAGTGGTTTATTCAGTTTATTCATCTGACACATCTTCTCAACCAGGAGGCCTAGGTCCTTCGTATTTTGTAAATGTACCCGCAACTACTATTGATATTAGAGAAACTATGGGTACAACACAAACTTATACGGTTAAGGCTATAAATGCTAATGGAGAGTCACTGCCTGCCTCTACTAACTCAATTACTACTTTCTTCTCTCCACCATTATTCTTTTCCCCGCCACTATTCTTTGCTCCACCATTATTCTTTTCCCCACCACTATTCTTCGGCCCACCAGGATTCTTTTCCCCACCACTATTCTTCGGCCCACCATCGTTCTTCGGCCCACCAGGATTCTTTTCCCCACCACTATTCTTCGGCCCACCAGGATTTTTCGGACCACCAGCGTTCTTTTCCCCACCACTATTCTTCGGCCCACCATCGTTCTTCGGCCCACCATCTTTCTTCGGCCCACCATCGTTCTTCTCACCACCAAGATTCTTCTCACCACCAAGATTCTTTGCTCCACCCTTCTTCTTCTCACCACCAAGATTCTTCGGCCCACCAGCATTTTGTATTCCAGAAAACACATTAGTGTTAACAGAGGATGGATATAAAAAAGCAAAAGATATAGAAATAGGAGAAAATTTAATTACGGCTAATTTTGATACCATGCCTATTGGAGATTTAAATTGTTCTCTTGGATATGTTTCTGATAAGTGTACAGATATTATTTCTGAGTGGAATTCTGAAGGGTTACATAATGTAACATTTAATTTATCTAAACTTACAGATATAAAAACAGATCTTAAAACAAAAACTATATATTTTAATGAAGACTCTAGTAAAGAATTATCTTTATCTGAAGTAATTTTAATAAATAGAAATAATAAATTTATATTTAAGTCTGTTTCTGAAATTGAAGTAGGAGATATAATAATTGCGTCTCCTGCAGCGCACACAGACTTTGAGGATCTTTTGGTTGAATCAATTACTGTTGTAGAAAAAGAAACAACAACATATTTGTTCTACAGAGACCCATTTGGACTTTTGATTGTAGACGGAATGCTTGCCTACAACGGATGCCCAACACAGCTACTATAAAACCTTGACCATTAAATAAGTAAATGCTATAGTTTATTTATGTATTCTAAAAAAGAAGAGTTATTTTATGGAATCTGGAAATATTCAGATGTTTTTACTGAAGACTTAAATTTAATAAATAGAATTGAGTCAGAAGTTTCAAACTCTGTTGTGTCTTGGGAAAAAGCCAGGGTTGGCTTAGAGGACGAATCTTCTGAATATAGAAATTGTTTTGATTTTAAACTAAGCAAATTAGGCAAATTACATAGTCTTTATAAAGACATATATAATGTTCAGGAGCCCTGCGTAAAAGATTATTGTGAAATGTATTCAATAGACATGACTTATTGGGAATGGACTAATGTTATTAAATATAATCCAGGACAACATTTTCAAGAGCACGCTGATCACGGATGGTCGTATGTATCAACAGTTTCTTTGGTAGGATACCCCAATGATAATTACACAGGCGGAGATTTATATTTTCCAAAATTTAATTTAAGGATAACTCCAAAAGCAGGAGATCTATATATATTTCCATCTGCTTTTATTTATTCACATGTTGCAATGCCAGTTGAGTCTGGAACTAAGTATTGTTTTGCAACGATGCTTGATTATAATGATGATGCTCATTCAAAAGAATTTGATCAATATATAGAAAGAAAACATCAAATAGAAAGAAGTTTAACATAATGTTACCTAACGCAGAATTACTATATCCTGGTATTATAGTTTATAGAAATGTTTTTAGTGGTTTAAATGTAATAGACAGACTAGAAGAAATTTTATCTGATGATAAATATGAAGAAAGTTGGGCAGAAGCAGCTACAGGATATTCAACAATTAATAAATCTTATAGAGATTGTTGGGATCATCACATCAAAAAAAATGTATTTGACGATACAGGAAAACCAGAATCACAAATTAAGCTAGAGTCAATTTGGCAGGATTGTAGAGACGCACAAGATTCAGCAGTAGAAGATTATAGAACGATGTTTCACTTGCCACAATTTGGTTATTGGGAGTCTTTTAATTTTATTAAATATGGTCCAGGCCAACACTTTCAAGTGCACTCAGATCATGGATACTCATATGTTTGTGTTTTGTCTTCTGTTGGTTATATTAACGATGACTATGAGGGTGGAGAATTATATTTTGATAAGCTTGGAGTTAATATAAAGCCACAAGCTGGAGATCTTTATTTATTCCCTTCTTCTTTTATTTATTCACATTCTGCAATGCCAGTTACAAAAGGTGTTAAATATTCTGTAGTAACAATGCTTGATTATTCAATTGCTACGCATTCTCCAGAGTATCGTGGTATTGAACAAAAATATTCACTTATTAAAGAATAGGAACTTTATATATGATTAATTTAGAAGTTTATCGCTCTGGACCAGATTCAGCAAATATTGAACCACTATCTGGTAAAAGACAATGGATGGATGAAAGTGCATCAAAGCATGCCTACAGATGCTTTCCTTTAAGTCTTTCAAATCAATTAGGCTGGTCTCTTTCTTTTCCAGAAGACATAACATTTATGTGGGATGGAGAAGTAACAACAACTGGAGATAATGTTAAAGTATTACAGGGAGAAAAATATTGTAGTACAGCAAGAGGAAATGCTACAATTAGCTTTAATACAAATTTAATATTTAGAACAGATGAATCCCATAGTTTGCTTTCTTATCCAGTACCTAATTATTTTGTAGATGGAGCAGTTCCATTTACAACCCTAATGAGTTCATCTTTTTTTGAAGGTCCGCTGCCAGTTTCGTGGAGAGTAACTCGTCCATTTACCCCAATAACAATAAAAGCAAATGAGCCATTTATTGCAATCTTGCCCGTATCTCTTACCGAATTACATTCATCTGTTGCACAGATTAAGCCTATGGATAGCATGAAACAAATTCATAGGGATATTCCACTAACCCTGGAAGGCGCAATTGAAGCTGGCAAAAACGCAACAGGTAGCGGATTCTATACAGATTATTATCGTGATGCAGTAGACTACATGGGTAATAAATTAGGAAACCATGAAGTAAAATCAATTAAGTTAAGAGTAGAAGAGAATTAATTTGAATAAGATATCTTTTTGGTCTAACCGTGTTGCGAATAACAATTCAACTACTCCTGTACCAGCAAAAAAAATAATTCCAGAATGGTTTGCAAATGCAAAGAAGTATTGGAAAGACGAAAATGATCAAGAGTATATGGTTACTCCAGAAGAAAAAGGATTGGGATTTAAATCTTGCCCAGCACTTTTAGATATATTTAGTGCTGGATATCTACTTGTCACTCCTTGTGATATTGCAATTTATAAACAGGGTGATAAAAAAATTGCAGTTTCTTCTACGGGCTTTGATGATTTTTGTGAGTCTAGACCATTTATGGGTGAATTTAATTATCCAGAAGGATATGGAAAAGATTCATTTCATTGGTATCCAAGTTGGGGATTTGATTTGCCAGAAGGATATAGCGCTTTAGTTGTTCATCCATTAAATAGATACGAGTTACCTTTTTTAACAACAAACGGTATAATTGATAGTGACAGGTATGGCTCTCCAGGATTGATGCCATTTTTTCTTAAAGAAGATTTTACAGGCATTATTCCTAAAGGAACACCTTTTGCACAGATTATTCCTTTTAAAAGGGAAAATTGGAAAGCAGAATATAATTTTGTAACAGAAGAAGAAATGATTAGAAGACATGAAAAAAATTCGGGTAAGTACCGTGTGCCATTTGGTGGCATATACAAAAGACATACCTGGGTTCAAAAGAAGTATGAATAGAGGATAAAATGGAGCAACAAGTAACTTGGGACTGGGATATTAGAACTGCAAGAACTTCTATAACACCTTCAGGATATTTTGGTAAATCTAAAGACAACATTGTTGAGCTTGAAGATTTTGTAACGGAAGAAGAATGTGAGTTTTTATTAAATTTTATAAAAACCAATAAAACCTGGGATGTTACTAGTTCTGCTAACAATGAAAACGGCAATATTATATATGATGCCAATGCTTGGATCGATAGAGTTGTTACAACACCCTCTTTAGAAAAATGTGATCCTAAAATAACTGAAACTTTAGACAATATCTATGCAAGACTTAAGCCAATAATTGAAAAACATTTTAATGTAGAATGTTATCCTACAGGCCCCTGCCTTGTTAGATGGCCAGTAGGCAGCATGCAGTGGCCACACGCAGACAAAGAATTGCACGAAGGACCAGATGCATTTACTCCAGGCAATTTCCCCTGGTATGATTTAGGAACAGTTATTTATTTTAATGATGATTACGAAGGAGGAAGATTACATTTTCCTCAACACAATATTGCATTTAAGCCTAAAAGAAGAGCAGCCTATTTTTTTGTAGGAGATGCAAATTATATTCACGGCGTTGATGTTATTACAAAAGGAACAAGGTATACGTCACCTTTGTTCTGGACTATTACAAAACTGGAGGCAAATAAGTAATGTCAAATTTTACAGTAGAAACACTATATCCAAAAGTTGAAATTTATAAAGGGTTGTTACCAGACCACAAAGAAATATTTGAGGTAATTCAATCTACCGAAGGAAAAGAAGGAGAACATTATTTTAACAAGTGGACTCCCTGGGCTTCATTTGGAACTTATGCTTCAACTAAATTTAAAGGAGCAGTTCAACATTTACTAGGTCAAAACGAAACTTTTGATAAAGAATATTGGGCTGCAGAAGCAGTTTATGATGCATATAATATTGCAATTGATGATTATTTAATAAGAAATAATGTGCAGTTACCAGATGGCGCCGCATTAGCATCCTCATCATTTTGTAAGTACGGATCAGATATCGATGTTCTTGAAAACAATCTCACAATGCAATATCATACTGATTTTAAGCAAAGTGAAAAAGATATTCCAGGAAACCAATTCTTTTTAACATGTACTGTTTATATTAATGATAATTATGATGGTGGAGATATAGAATTTTATGTAGATGGAAAGTTTATTTCTCATAAGCCAAAAGCTGGTGAAATTATGGTATTCCCTTCAGGAGAACCATATTACCACGGAGTCAAAACTGCAACCAATGGAAATAAATATTTAATTAGAAATTTTATTATGTATCCAAATCCAGGTTCCAAGGAATGGCTTGCTAACCAAGTTCAATATGGTGCACTTAAGTGGGCTGAAATGGAAAAAGAAAGACTTGCAAAAGATTTATACGCTGGAAACTTAGTATTTAAAAATGGAAAGATAGTAACTTTTACCGAAGAAGAAATTGAAGAACACAGAAAAAAATGGGATTCAGCAGAAAACAAAAACGGAGGAATGTAGAATGGATATAGTTAAACTTAGAGAGGATGTTTTTGTTGTAGACAACCTAATACCAGCTTCAGAATGCAGAGCAATTATAAATTATTTAGACGGAATTAATGAAGCTGGCCTTTTAGATTGGAACCAGATATCATTTTTTGGATCTTTTGCTATGGGGTACTGGCCACACGATGACAACCTCCTGATGTTTGGTTTACCCAGAGATTATTTTGCACAGCTAAAAGAAAAAATTAAAATTGCTGGCGAAAAATGTTTTGAAAGGGATTTGTCTGAGGTTAGTTATCATGCCCAAAAATGGGTCATAGGAGCATTTGCAAGTTTTCATTCAGATAATACTCATGAAGATGGAAGTCCCTCTGCATTTTATAAAAGTAAATATGCAGGATTCCTTTATTTAAATGAAGATTTTGAAGGAGGAGATTTAAACTTTAAGCATCATGATATTACAATTAAACCAAAAATTGGTAGACTAGCTTTTTTTAAAGGCGGCCATGGAAATGAACATGAGGTTACAACAGTCAGAAAGGCACAAAGATACACTGTAGGGTCTTTTTGGGATAATGCAGATTCTGTTTATACGCCAGAACAAATAGCTGAATGGGATAAAGAATTAAAACAAACTAGAGCAGAGCAAGATGAAACATATAAAGAATGGGATAAAGCAATACAAGAAGGCAACATTCCATCTTATAAAGGAAAATATGATTAAAGAAATATTACATCCTGAAATACATTACTATAAAAATGTTATTGCAGATCCCGAATCTTTTGTAAAAGAGATTGAAGATATGGATGCTTTTCAGGGCCCCTTTTCTCAAATATCACAATGGGAGCAGTGGAATGCATCAAACAGTAATGTCCCTTATGGAAAGCTAAAAAAATGCTTTTTAAATATGTTCCAAAACATTACGGATGCAGATAGAAGTAATGCCAAACTTTGTTCTATGATTACACAAAATGTAATCTCAATAGGTGAAGAGTATGCTGCTAGTTCTGGAATAGACTTGGGATACTTGCCAGTTTATTTTGGTATAAATAAATATAATGTTGGTGTTCATATGGGGGCCCACGTAGACGCATATGATGGAGCAGAAGATACATCTACTGTTTCAATGGTTATGTATTTAAACGATGACTATGAGGGCGGAGAAATAGAATTTCCAGATCACGGCATATCATTAAAGCCAGAAGCTGGAAGCGTGGTTGTTTTTGCTTCAGAAGGAGTTTTGCACGATCCAAAACCAACAATATCTGGAACTAAGTATATGGTGCCCATATTCTTTTTCAAAAGATAGATATTAGTATATAATAAAAGAATGTCATATCAACTTAAAGTAATCAAAGATAACCCAGTAGGCTTTTGGGCTTTAGATGAAACCACTGGAACTTTAGCCTCAGATATATCTGGTTGCGGAAACTCTGGAACATATTCTGGAGGGATTACCAATGGCCTTCTTCCATTAATCCCAGGCGGATTGCAGGGATCATTAATTACTAATTCAAAGTCTATTTCATTTCCAATAGTAAATAATTATTATGGCAGTTCTGCGTATGCAAGTTTGGCGGATAAAAATTCATTAGACAACGATTGCTCTTTTGAGGTTTGGCTTTATCCTAAGATTACAACAACAAATGAAACTTTAATATTTGGAAATGCAACAAACTCTATTGGAATATTTTATGACTCTGGAGATGTTGTATTTAAATTTGGACAATATACAGCAAGACATACGCTGGCCCATATTTCAAAGTCACATCATATTGTTGGAACATATTCTCCTTCAGCAATTAATTTATATGTTGACGGTGAGATTAAATCTACAATATCCGTCACAGACCTTCCAAGCCTTTCTCAGAGCGGTTTAACACTTAATGTGGGTCCAACCCTAAGTGCTTCAGATTCTTTTGTTATAGACGCTCCTGCAGTTTATAGACACGCATTGCCAATTTCAAAAATATTTAATCATTATTCTGAAATTCAGCCAATACCAGCATACCAAGTTGCGTTTCCAGACCAAGGCAGAATATTTGAAGCTTATGATAATAATATATCTACATCTCATTCATACTCGTATCCAGGAAACAAGCCTTGGAATTATCTAATAACAGATCAAACTTATTATAATACAGAAGAACAATATATTTCAATTATAAAAACAGATACAGCAGCAGTAGCATCTGTACAGTTAGATGACTTTATTTCAATACCTTCTGGCATACCCTCCAACTCTTCTAAAATTGAGTGGAACGGATCAAATGGAATTGCAGTATCTGTAAGTCTAGATGGAGTAACATATACGTCCTGTATAAATGGAGGACAGATTCCAGGATTTACTAGATCAAGCTTTTCTTCACAAACAGGTATATATATAAAAATTGTTTTATCAACAGCCGATTCAAGTAAATACCTGCCCAGACTATACTCATTGGCCTTAACATTTTATCAAGATCAGACCTTGTTTGCCTCAAATTCAGCAGACTATATTTCTGCATTAGACACAACATCTTATACCCTAGGAAGCAAAATTTATCCCATCCTTTCTAGAGATAGCAGGAATGGAGTTAAGACATTTGATAACTCAGGATTTGTAATTAACACTGAAGCGCTAATCTATACAATAGAGTTTTTTTATACGCCCTCATCCCTTTCTAATAGCGGTTTAATATCATCAGCAATTCCAGTATCAAATTATTCTTGGATCACGGCTGGAACAATAAGCAACACAAATGTTTCTGCAATATATATAAATGGTATAAATAAGACATCTCAGACAAACATATCAAATGTCCTAACTCCTGGAGAAATGCATCACGTTGTAATTGTATATTCAAGCCCAAGAACTGGTGTCTTAAAATTTAATTCATCAACTTTAGGCTCAACTTCTGCAACATATCAAAATATAGCCCTGTACCCAACAGCATTTGATTCAACAAAAGTATCTGAGCATTACGCTCTATATACACAAAGATCTATATCTGTAGCCGATGATTCGTCAATTACCCTGACAGAAGATAGCACATCCGTCTATAATAATGACTGGCTGGTTATACAAAACATATAATTTTGTCATAAGGTGTGACAAAAACTAGACTTATGCTTAAGGTAATGGTAAAATAAAACACTATGGAATTTAATAAGATTAACTCAAAAGTATTAGATGAAGAGTCAACCCTAGGAATCTATGTCTGGGAAATGCCAGATGGAAGATGGATTGGCGATGATGACGGCAACTACTTGTCAGTTACCTCTAAAAAAGGAAATCGCTCCAGAATGGACGCCCTTTCAAGAGAAGTAAAGTCATACGGTATTTATGAAGGACAACCGTTATTTCTTTCAGCAAGAAGAAAAATTGATGACGAAGAATTTTTATATCAGTCGCAAAGACTTAATTTAGGATTAGTTCCAGATCCATTGGATATTGGAAACTATAAAGATGAAATGAAAAAGCTAGGCAATCTTAGGGGTAGATGATGGAATTTATTAATGAAGAAGATTCACAAAATATTATTGATATTTCAAATACTGCAGACTGGTTTTCTTTTAAAAAAGAAGCAAACTCTAGCAACGACCCATTTGCCGTAGACGTTGAAGAACTAAAAAAGTTTAAAGGGTTAAGCCCAGCATTCCGCAGAAAAATGAATCGTGATTTTTCAAAATCATTTAGCGGAATTCAAGGAACAACAACACAACAGAATCTATTAGCACAGGCCATTACTGGTTACGCTATGTTTGATCTTATTGAGCCTACATATAACCTAGAATATCTTTCAAAGATTTACGAAGTATCAACATATAACTATGCAGCAATTAATGCAAAGGTTTCTAATATTGTTGGGCTAGGATATGATTTTATTGAAACAAAGAAAACTAACGACGCATTTGATGCTATAGAAGACGAAAAAATCTTGGCCAGAGCACGTAGAAAGCTTGGAAAACTTAGACAGGATGTTCAAGAGTGGCTTGATACAACAAATGATGAAGATACATTTACTCAAACTTTAATTAAAGTATACACTGATTTAGAGGCAACTGGAAACGGTTATTTAGAAATTGGTAGAACTACATCAGGGAACATTGGATACATTGGTCACATCCCAGCAAAAACAATGAGAATAAGAAGATTGCGTGATGGGTTCATTCAATTACTTTACGGCAAGGCTGTTTACTTCCGCAATTTTGGAGACACAGAAACCTTAAGCCCAATTGCTTCACAAGAAGAAAGACCTAATGAAGTTATTCATTTTAAGAAATATACACCAATGAATAACTATTACGGAATCCCAGATATTATTGCTGCACAAATGGCGCTTGCTGGAAATGAATTTTCTGGAAGATACAACCTTGACTATTTTGAAAACAAAGCAGTTCCAAGATATATTATCACAGTAAAGGGAGCAAAGCTTTCACCAGAATCAGAAAGAAAGCTGCTTGAATTTTTTCAGGTTGGATTAAAGGGGAAAAATCACAGATCTCTATATGTTCCGCTTCCGTCAGATACTCCAGACTCAAAGGTTGAATTTAAAATGGAGCCTATTGAAGCTGGGAACCAGGAAGGCTCATTTGAAAAATATCGTAAATCAAATAGAGACGAAATTCTATTGGCCCACCGTGTCCCAATTAATAAAATTGGAACTCCAGAAGGTGTAAATTTAGCGGTAGCCCGTGATGCAGATAAGACATTTAAAGAGCAAGTTTGTCGCCCAGCACAAATGATTTTAGAGAAAAAAATAAATAAAATTTTTGAAGAAAAAACAGATGCCCTAGTTCTTAAATTTAATGAATTAACTTTAACTGATGAAGATACTCAGTCTAAAATTGACGAAAGATATTTAAGAATGCAGGTAATTACGCCTAATGAAGTTAGAATTAGAAAGGGCATGATTCCACTAGACGGCGGAGATGAAGTTATTGAAATTAAGGGTCCAGCAAAATCTGAGCAAGCAGCCCAGGCAGGCAAGACAAGAGCAAGAGATGGCGAGAGGGCTGCAAATTCACCAGATAAATCTGGAGAAGGAAGAAATGCAAAAGGGGACGGAAGTAAAGTAGGGTAATTATTACTCAACTACTTATTTGCCTTTTGATGTATACGAGTATAAAATTAAGCATATGAATATTGAAAAATCACAATGGTCAAGTAATGGGGATAATTTACATTTATCTATTCCATTTACTAAGGTCAACCGTGAAAAAAGAACAGTATCAGGTTTTGCTACATTAGACAACATTGACCAAACTGGAGATGTTGTAACTTCAGAAGCAAGCACAAAAGCATTTGAAGGTTTTCGTGGGAACATTCGTGAGATGCACGGATCCCTTGCAGTTGGCAAAATGTTATCATTTAAGCCAGAGACATACTACGATCCAATCTCAAAAAGTTTTTATAATGGAATCTATGTAACTACATATATCTCAAAGGGCGCACAAGACACCTGGGAAAAAGTTTTAGACGGAACCCTTTCAGGGTTTTCAATTGGCGGAAAGATTACAGATTCTGATAACGAAGTTAATAAGGTAGACGGAGCAACCGTTCGTTTTATTAAAGGTTATGATTTAATTGAGCTTTCAATTGTAGACTCACCAGCAAATGAATTGTGTAATATCATTTCATTTGAAAAGGTAAATGGCCAGATGATTGCTAAAGGTATTGCAACTCAAGTTGTAACAGAAAATATTTTTTATTGTGAAGAAAGCGACTCAGTTTTTGTATCAACAGAAAAAACATTTGATTCACCAGTTTCTGGTAATCCAGCAACTTTAATAGGTTGGGTCGAAAGTTCAGATACAAGTAAGTCAAAAGAAATAGATAAGATTCTTGCTTCATTCAAGAAGTCAAGATTGTCGTTGCCTGATACACAAACAATTGCAAAACAGGCAAACGCAGAAGGAGGTAATGAAGTGTCAGAAAATACAGAAAACGTAGTAGTTGAAGAAACTACAGCCGTTGAAGAGACTCCAGTTGTTGCAGAAGAAGCAGCACCAGTTGTCGAAGAAGCTCCTGCAGCAGATGCAGTAGCAGACGCTCCTGCCGAAGCTCTGGAAAAAGCAGCCGACGTATCAGAAGTTATGGTTGATGAACCTGATTTTGCAAAAATGTTAGGCGATCTAAAAAACTTTTTCTCAGAGACTCTAGAAAAGTCAAACAGCACAAGCTCTGCTGAATTTACAACAGTTAAGGAAACTGTTGAATCATTTAGCAAGTCTGTTGAAGTAAAGCTTTCAGAGCAGGCAGAAGTAAACAGCGCATTAGCAAAAGCTATTGAAGAAATCAAGAACACGATTGATGGCGTACAAAAGCGTGTCGATGCAGTAGAATCAGAGACTGCAGTAAAGAAGTCCTCAGATCTTGGCGGATCTCAGGAAGTAACAATCAAAAAATCCAAATGGAACGGTTCTTTCCTCGGTTCCGTGAACGAAATATTTAACTAAGGTAGGTATAAAAAATGAGCAATGAATTATTAAAAGATATCGCAGCTGGTACAACAGCAACAGGTACATTTGCTTCCGCTACAGGTGGAACAGGTACTCACGTCGCTTCCGAAAATGGAAACGGTGGTTTGTTAAACCCAGAGCAATCAGCTCGCTTTCTAGACTACATGTTCGACGCAACCGTAATTGGTAAGGTCGCACGTACAGTTCGCATGAAGGCAGACACAACCGAGATTGATCGTATTGGAGTTGGCGAGAAGCTTATGAAGCTCGCCACAGAAGGTGATAACACAGCTACAAATGCTGCAGTTACTTTCTCAAAGATTTCTCTCACAACAAAGAAGCTTCGCTTAGATTGGGAACTTTCAACTGAGTCTCTAGAAGACAATATTGAAGGTCCAGATCTAGAAGATCATATTGCAAGATTACTTGCAACACAAGCAGGAAATGACATCGAAGATGTTATCCTCAACGGTAACACAGCACTATCATCAGATGCCCTTTATAAGGCATTCAATGGTGTAGTAAAGAAGGCTAAGACCTATGGTCGTGTAGTAGATGCTGGCGGAGCTGCAATTTCACGTGCAACTTTCAACTCAGCACTTAAGGCACTTCCACGTAAGTACAAGCAGCGTCGTACAGACCTACGCTTCCTTGCGGGATCAAACTTGATCCAGGATTACTTATACTCAACTTCACAAAACATCCAGAACGTTAACCCACAGGATATTGCTTCAGGCATCATCCGTGGAGATGTTCCTGTTCTAGGTGGACCAGCAGGATATGTAGCTCCATACGCATTTGGTATTCCAATCGTTGAAGTTCCACTTCTTCCAGAAACACAGACTGGTGACTATTCAGCAGCTGCAGGTTCACACGGTGACGTACACTTAACATTCCCAAATAACGTTGTTATTGGTGTTAAGCGTGATGTAACTGTATACCGTTTCTTCTGGCCACGTAAGGACTCAATTGAGTACACAATGTATACTCGTGTTGGCGTCCAAATCGAACAAGCAGATGCTTGGGTCGTAGTAAAGAACGTTAAGGTTGCTTCTTAATTAATTTAAGAATTAATTACCGAGAGGCCCCCAATTAATTTTGGGGGCTTTTCATTTAAATTTATTAATGATATAATTAAATACCTAGAAAAAGGAGTAATACATGTCATTTGAGACATTAAAAATTGCAGAACTGAAGAAAATTGCAGAAGATTTTGCGGTTGAAACAGAAGGCTTAAAAAATAAGGCGGATGTAATTGCTGCCCTATCAGAAGAAGGCGTTACTTATTCAGTATATGCTAAAACATTAGAAAAGATTGAAGAAGCAGCTGAAGAAGCAGAAGAAATTCTTCCAAGATTTGATCCTAAAAAGTCACAATCTAAGGATGATGTTCTAGTTATAATGACTAGAGCAAATTTTCGTTATGATATATTAGGATATACTTTTACAAAAGAGCATCCTTTTATGGCAATGAAAGAGGAAGACGCACAAAAAATCTTTGATACGGAGGAAGGTTTTCGTTTAGCGACACCAAGAGAAGCGCAAGAGTTTTATAGCTAAATAAACCTTAATTAAATGGCAGAAGTTTATATTGAAAGTAATTTCCCAGTTAAGACAAAAATATTTTATGCTGGGGAAATTACCGATGCAGACGGTAGTGTTGTAGTAAAAGTTTATGACATTACTCAAGACCCTGCTATTCTACCTGCAATTAGTACAGAAACAGTTATAGTACAGTTAACTGCAAGCAAATCTGAACTAGACCTTGGGTCATATCAGATTGTATTCCCATTTAACCTTACAGCAAGAGCAAGAAAATTTAAGTTAGAATGGGCTTATGCTGTCGGAAGCGAATTAGTTAAACATTATTCAACAGTAGATGTTATAAAGCCGTATGTTGATTTGGCAGATGCAATTGAAGATCTAAATCTTGGAACCGACCCTTCTGATCCAAATAATAAAACATACCATGAATTAATTATGGCAGAAAAGTGGGCTAGAAAAACAATTGAAAGTTATACTGGACAACAATTTTACACGTATAATGATCTTCATGTTGTTTACGGAGACGGTGCAGACTCTTTAAGATTGCCATTTAAAATTAATCATATACAAAAACTTTATGAAAATGATATCTTATTATTTGATACAATCAATGGTATATATAACTGGGACTACGATATTGAGATATCTGAAAGTACTTTTGGAATTAGAGTTAATAAAGCAAACATGTTAGACAATACTGTTTATACAGCAAACGGTATGGTCCCACCAAGCATTAATGACACTTCTTATGGAGTATTTAAAAACGGAAGTCTTTATAAAATTCAAGGTGTATACGGATGGGATACAGTTCCGCTAGAAGTAAACGAAGCATGCATACATTTAATGAGAGATTACTTCTCTAAGGATAGAAAATGGCGAGAGAAATATCTTGCTAGCGTACAATCATTTGATTGGAATTTTAAATACAACACAGGAGCTTTCGTAGGAACTGGCAATTTATATGTGGATCAAATCCTATTGCCTTATGTCTTAACACAAATGGTTGTAATTTAAATGTTTGATATAGTAGAAGCAACATTCTCAATGAAGCTGGATCTGTATAAACAATCAGACGTCCAAGATCCAAATACTGGTGCCATTAAAAAAGAATGGTCTTATGAAAAAACTCTTAGTTGCTACGCTAAAGGCGTTATAAGTAACTCATCTTCTTCAAGGTCTGGGGACAGACAAGTGTTTAATACTAGATATGAAAACGATCAATATGTTGATGTTAGAACTACAGATAAATTAAATACAAGACTTAAAGTAACAAATATAGTTGGTCCAAATAACAAACCAATTTGGACAGAACTAGACTACCCTACGGAAACTCCAACGGTATTTGAAGTAATTGGCTCAACTCCAATAACAGACGCCTTTGGAGAAATTTTGGGGTACAGCTCAAATCTTAAGAGATCGGAGAATCAGCAAATTGGACTCTAGTCAATTATTAATTACAGCCGCAAGCGGTCTTGAAAGGCTAATGCATAATCCTACTAAAAGTAATAGCATTATTAGGGACAGCAATGTAGCACAGATATCTGCTGCAATTTACTATAAAGCCAATGTAATTTCTCAATTGAGTTCAAATACTGCATTTCAAAAAAAGTTTAGAGAAGTAATATATACTCAAATAGAAAAAGATTTTGGAGATTATATTGATTCTCAGGCAAGAACTAAGCCTAAATCTTTGCATCACGTATATGAATGGAATAAAACTGGATCCCCAGAATCAAGATTATTTAAGTTAAAATCATTTAATGATAATGCATTGTCATTTCAAATAGGATATGACTTTAAATTATCTAAGTCTAATGTCCCCTCACCGAAAAATTTTAGAAAATATAAGTTTGCTAATAAAGCATATGTAATGGAAAATGGCATAGCCGTTACAATCTCTCCAAAGGCCGCTGAGAGGCTTGTGTTTGAGGTTAATGGTTATACAGTCTTTATGCCTAAAGGCCGCTCTATCACCGTCTCAAAGCCTGGTGGAGGGGCTGCTACACATCAGTTTAGACTTGCCTATTCAAGATTCTTTAGAGGAAATTTAGTGGGAGATTCAATTAGAAAATCTGGCTTCCAAAAACTATTTAATTT